AACCAATACCGGCGTTGGATGAAGGATGTCTCAATCGAAAATTCCGAAATGGTCACACTTGTCCACCTGCGCGGAAAGAGCGTTCCACTTCGTTCTGAATATGTCCGCGAGCAGGTCATCGAAACCTTGGCAAAGCTGAACTGCCAGACGTGGATCGTTGACCCCTTCGCCCGAGCCTTTACCGGTAGTGGCGATGAGAACTCAAACTCCGATGTCGGCGCGTTCCTCGATATGTTGGACATCGTCAAGGAGCGTGCTGGCGTCAGCAATCTGATACTCCCCGTCCATACTGGCCGCGCCCAAGAATTCGGCATCGACCGCGCTCGTGGCGCCACCCGTATCGATGACTGGGCCGACGTCCGCTGGCTGCTGAAGAAGACCGACGACGGTCGGTTCTTCTCCGCAGACGGCCGCGATGTTCTGCTCGAGGAACAGCAGGTCAAGTTCGACGAGGCCACCAGAGGCCTCACATTAGGCGGGAGCGACGCTAGAACGGCGCGGAAGGACAATCTAGAGGAGATGTGGGTTGCGGCTGTCCTGAACAATCCTGGACTGAATACGACCGATCTCTGCGGGTTGCTCAAGAAGGGTAAAGACGACAAGGCGCTGGCAGCGGCGAGAAAATCGGCTTTGGCTCGTCGTCGAGTCAAGACTTCGACTCAAGGAAGGTCGGAATTGTGGTGGCCGATTGACCATCTCATCCCCCAAATTGTCGACATTGAGACCGCTTAGAGCCTGTGGATAACTTGGTCAAACCTGTGGATAACTTTGATAAATCTGTGGATAACTTTCTCAGGAAATTCCAAGGAAGTAGTTACCGCATAGAAGTAGCCCATTTTACCGCTATGAGGCGGCGGCTATATAGAGCCGCCATAGCGGAGACGGCTTAAAATTGAAAAAATCACAACCTTCGTTCTGGGAAGTTCCTCGCTATAAGTTATCCACAGGCAGCAACCCAGACCTTTGCAAGAAATGTCACTCGACGATCTGGCGGTTGATCTGTCAATCTGGCTTCCCCACCAGCCTTGACACGACCCGACTCAACTTTGAAGATCAGGTCGATTGCTACCTTGCCAGAATCCCGACCTACGAAATCCACCGAGCCGACGAATCGTTCATCGCCATCTACCGGACGAAAATTCGGATGCTGGCGACGACTCCCGAAACTGTCGTCCTAAAATCTCACCAATGCACAAAGTCGCCAAATACGACTTGGCCGGATTACTGGCCGAAACCCCAACCAACGAAATCTGATGGGATACCGTTCTGACATGAAACTCGCGCAGCTCTTGATCCGTCAACTTGACGACATCTGGCAGTTCTGGAATTCTGCTCATGCTGAGTTGCTACCTGGAAACGGCGGTGCTGGTTCGTCCAGCGGGGAACGCACGATCGGAATTAACGTCTCGGCTTTGAGCTTTATCGCTGGCGACGACATTCTGGGGACTTTGCATGAATGGGAGAAGCTGATCCGGTCTGACCGCGATTTGACGCCGCCAGCGATGATGCCAAAGTTGCCAATCGCTGAGGAAATCAACTCGGCCATCAACTTCGCCAAAACTCATGCCGAATGGTCATCCGAGCAACCTTGGGCAAAAGACTATTTCCGCGAAATTCGCGAAATTCATCAGTTAGGCAAAACTGCCTCAAGAATCCAAGCCGATAAAGCAAAGCGAATTTCATGTCCTGCCGATATCGGCGAAGATCAACGTTGTGGCCAAATCTTGAAAGTCCAAGAAGACGATCTGGGCGAAATCATCAACTGTCGCAAATGCCAGACCGAATGGACAACTGGCAGATTGATCGCGGTGGCCTTGACTGATTCATCCAACGATGTCTGGCTTGATGCCGAAGCGATCGCCGGATATCTCGGTGTCGGCGAGAAGGTCATTTACAAGATCGCGAAAAAGCATCAGATCGCCAAGCGAGGTCAGCTCTACAATTTCAAGCAAATTCTCGACACGCGTCGGACGGCTTGACAAAGTAGGCGACTTATGCGTGATACACTAGCGTCGTCGGGTTGTCGTGGCTCCAGGCAAAATCATGGATGAGCCAGACATCACCGAAATCGACGAAGCGTTAAAGAACGCCATTGAGTCGAAAAAAATCACGCGAGATTCTAAAAAACACATCATCGATCATTTCATTGACGAATTGCTGGATCAAAGATTGGAAATCACAAAATGACTACAATCGTTGCGGTGCAATTAGATGATCGAGTAATTCTCGGCGCTGATAATCAAACCACTTCTGGAATCGGAAGAAAATACACTCCACCACAAAGAGTTAAAATCTCAGAGCGTGGAAAATACATTATTGCTGGTGCTGGAGATGTTCGCGCTTGTGATATTGCTCAGGTGCTTTGGAATCCACCAAACCCAACAGCAACAGATCGAAAAAATCTTTATCACTTCATGTTGCGCAAAGTAATTCCATCACTTAAAGATGCGTTGAAATATCACGACTACAAAGTTGATCCAAACGATAGCGAAGCAGGATTCTTGTTGCTTGTCGCAATCGAAGGTCAAGTCTTTGAGATCGCAGATGATTACAGCGTGACAATGTCCAATCATGGAATCTACGCAATCGGAACTGGATCGTCTTACGCTATTGGCGCACTATTCGCCAAAGCCACAATCATCGAAGCGCTTGAGATTGCTGCGATGAATGATATCTACACATCCGGCCCATTCATGATCGTCGAGCAGTTTAAGAATTAAACAATGCGTGCGATGATGCCATGTCTGGATTGTGGCGTTCCAGTCAGAGCAAGTCGTTGTCCAAGTTGTAGCAACAAACTACTTGAACGAATGGAAAGCAAACCAAAAGCCAACACAACTCAGCGAGGCTATGGTGCTGACTGGCAACGAATACGCAGACACATACTTGACCGAGATCAATGGACTTGCTACAAGTGCCAGAAAAAACTATCCGGCCTTGATGCCACGGTTGATCATGTAATACCCCTAGTAGTTGACCGTACGGGTCGGCTAGACCCAAGCAACTTAGCAGCGTGTTGTCGTTCGTGTAACTCATCCAAGCGAGACAAAGTCGGGTGACGACCGCTTATCGATTTTTTCTGAAAATTGCTTCATGACCCATCGCCCCCGTCAAAAACACACACGCTCAAAATGAGCGAATCGGAAACTAGGATAAGATTTTGATATGGGAAGACCACCGAAGCCAGTTGAGATCAAACGCGCCACAGGCAGATCAACCGGACGCGACACAGGCGGACGTCAACTTCCAGAGCTATCCGTTGTCTCAGTTCTACCAATGGCAGACAACACGCCAGAGCCACCGGCGATGCTCGGGAAAGACGGCGTCGATCTTTGGAATCGGGCTTGGGATAGTGCGATCACTTGGCTTTCCCCACAGTCCGACCGCGACGCCATCGAGAACGCCGCCAAGCTCGCCGACGCTGTAGCCGCTGCGAGAACTAAATACATGGCTACACTAGAAGCGGCAGATGCACGAGCATACGTCGCCATCAATAAAGCGTTCACCGACTCGCTGGCCTCACTTGGCTTCGATCCGGTATCACGCTCTCGACTAGGGGTAGCAGAGGTTCAACGTGTCAGCGCAATCGACAAACTCCTCGCAAAGAGGCAAGAGCGCCAAGGTTAAAGGTTGGCCACCGCGTTACGTCACACCATTGACGCCGGCGCAACTGAAGAAGTCGCGTGGCGACAACATCATTGATTTCAGCGAAGCACTTTGCTCGATCACCAAAGACTCAGTCGCAGGTGCAGCTGGTGAACCGCTGGTCTTTCGCGAATGGCAGAAGCAACTTACGCGCTCGCTCTTTGCAGAGAAGCCAGACGGATCGTTAAAACATAAGACAGCGCTGATCGGCCTTCCTCGCAAGAATGGAAAGTCGGCGTGGTTGTCAGCACTTGCATTGGAGCACCTAGTCCTGGGTCCTAATGGCGGCGAGACTTACTCGTGTGCTGCTGAAAAGGAGCAAGCTAAAATTGTGTTTGGTACTGCCAAGCGCATGGTGGAGATGCAGCCCGAACTATCAGAGATTCTCGACGTATATCGAGACGCCATCTACAATCCAAAGACCGGTTCGGTCTATCGGGCGCTATCTGCCGAAGCATTTACCAAAGAAGGTCTCTCGCCAACATTCGTGGCCTTCGATGAGTTACACGCACAACCCAATCGTGAACTATTCGATGTTATGTCGCTGGCGATGGGCGCACGTCGCGAACCTTTACTGGTAGCGATTACAACTGCCGGAGTGAAAGTCGATCCGACTGGTAAAGACTCGCTCTGCTATCAACTCTACGAATACGGCAAAAGGGTGGCGTCTGGTGAGGTTATTGATCCGAGCTTTTTCTTCGCATGGTGGGAAGCAGATCCATCACTTGACTTTCGTGATGCAGGTGCATGGGAATCTGCAAATCCTGGTTTCGATGACATTGTTGCCAAAGACGACTTTGCAAGCGCTGTCCTTAGAACTCCAGAGGCAGAGTTTAAGACAAAGCGGCTCAACATCTGGACTTCAACATCCGATGCGTGGCTACCTCATGGAGCGTGGCCTTCCTGCTACTTGGCCAGAGAACTTGAATCCGAAGAAAAAGTCGTCATTGGTTTTGACGGCTCGTTCAACGGCGATTGCACCGTTATCGTTGCAGTTACCTGCACAGAAATCCCGCACATCGTTCCTCTCCACACTTGGGAGAAGCCCGAAGAGGCTGGCGCAGATTGGCAAATTCCTATCCTCGAAGTTGAGGAAGCCATCCGCGAAGCGTGCAAGAAATACGACGTCGTCGAAATAGCGTGCGACCCGTATCGATGGGCGCGAACCTTCCAAGTCCTTGAGGATGAAGGTCTGCCGATCGTTACATTCCCGCAGACAGCAAGTCGCATGACACCGGCGACCACCCGCTTCTATGAAGCAGTCGTCAACAATCAGCTCACACACAACGGCGATCCAAAATTGGAACGTCACATCGGCAACGCAACTTTGCGAGTCGATCAACGCGGCTCACGATTAGCCAAAGAGAAGCGCGGATCAACTCGACGCATCGACTTGGCAGTTGCTTCAGTAATGGCTTTAGAACGTGCTACCTGGTGGCATGGACAAGGCGACTATCTACCACCCGTCTTCAACCTTTCAACAATGGGAGAAACCAAATATGGCGAAGTTCCGTCCGTCTTTGACGTTGATCACTTCAACAGCTGAGATTCTTGGCTCAATCCTCATCGTTAGCGGTATTGGCGTTCTGGCTGGATTAGGCGCAGGTTTAATTGCAGCGGGAGTAGCAACATTGGCTCTGTCATTTCTAGCATCGGTAGGTTCTGAATGAGTATCTTCACACGCGGAATCGTTGGACGATATCCTCAGTTCAATAACTATGTCGCTCCGCTTTCCCAACTTTACGGCCAAACAAACGTCACCTCTGCCGCTGGCGAGCGCATCGACGAATGGTCAGCGCTAGGAATCTCCGCAGTCCTCGGTTGCGTGTCTCTACTATCTGACACAGTTGCTTCCTTGCCGCTTCGTGCTTTCAAAGTAATCAACGGCAAGCGCGTATCAGTAGGGCTTCCAGATGTATTGATGAATCCTGATCCTGAATCGAATATGTTTGAGTTGATTCACCAGATCATGTTCTCGCTCTCACTTCATGGCAACGCTTACGTCCACAAAGATGTCGACAAGCGCGGCAACATGATCGGCCTTGTCCCACTCCATCCTTACCAGATGCAAGTGCTACCAACCGGCGATCAGATCGGCCGCAAGTATCTCCACCTCGGCAACGAAATTTCTGCCGATGAGATCATGCACCTTCGCTGGATTACACCACCACAATCTTTGGTCGGCGTCTCACCAATGATCCAGAACCGCAACCTCATCGGAATTGCGATGGCAATGGATCGTCACATCGGTCAGTTCTACGGAGAAGGCGCAACACCATCATCCGTTCTTGAGACAGATCAGAAGTTGACTCGTGAGCAAGCCGCAGTCATCCGCGACACCTTCAAGGCAACCCACACTCGCCATCGTCTGCCATCAGTTCTTTCAGACGGCTTGAAGTGGAAACCAATCACAACATCAGCGGCCGATCAGCAAATGATCGAAACCCGCGAACAGTTGATCCGCGACATCGCTCGCGTCTTCCGTATTCCTTCACACTTGATCTTGGCTTCTGGCGATAACCAGACATATCAGAACGTCGAGCAAGCATCGCTGAACTTCCTGACCCACACCATCATGCCTTGGCTTCGCCGACTTGAGGTTGGTCTATCTCAACTATTCCCAGAAGGCACAGATGTCGTCTTCGACACCTCACACCTTCTCCGTTCTGATGCGCTATCTCGCGCAAAGGTCAACGCGCTTCACATCGCAATGGGCGCTCGTACTCCAAACGAAGTTCGCGTCATGGAAGGCTATGAGACCTACGATGGCGGCGACGTATTCAACCAAGGTCTCGCTGGCAACATCACCGCTGGCGGCGAAATTCCATCGCTCGGATCAGACGGTGATATCCAAGCGCCAATCATGGGCGTGGTTGAGTAATGGCTGAGACATTCCGCGCACCCAAAGCAGTTCGAGATGAAGCGCAAGCATCAGGGGTAACACTTCCAGACTCATTGAGCATCGTGAACATTCACGAAATCAGAGAGACATTTTTTGGAAGCAACACACTTGAATGGACCAACAAGATCATCGCGTCTGCTGAGCAACGTGCTGTGGAACTTATGGAAGGCAATCCAACAATGGCTGAACTACGAGACGGAAACCCTCTCAATGGCGTGATGGCTGCTGACGCATCAATCGATGCTGCTCAAGCATTGCTCAAAGCAATCATGGATCAGAACCCAATCATTGCTCAGGCTTACTACTTGATCTGCGCTGCTGATCTCGCTCTTGATCCTGTCATCGAGGCTCTTGGTCTTACCGACCCAGACGATGACACCGAAGAAGAGAACGCCGCAGCAAAGCCAGAGGATTACTCACCAACCGAGGATGCCGACGCTGCTGTCAAAATGAATGAAGACGATTACAGCGACGAAGATTCCTGGACTGCCGACGATCGTGCCGGAACTGGCGCTGAAGATTTACCGATTGCAGCTCGCGACAAAGCATGGAGCGCAGCAGCAGCCGACAAGCGGGTCCAGAAGTGGGCTGGCGGCAAAGATGCAATGGACTGGGCCAAGTACGGCAAAGCGTTTTTCTATGTCGATGAATCTGACAAAGAGAAGCTCGGAAGTTACAAACTCCAATTCGCCGACATCGTCGATGGTGAGTTGACTGCTATTCCTCGCGCTATCTTTGCAGTTGCCGCAGTTCTTCAAGGCGCTCGCGGTGGAGTAGATATTCCTGACGCAGACAAAGAAGCGATCAAGGACAAAGTGACTGCCTATTACGCAAAGATGGCAGAGAAATTTTCAGACGAAGAAATCAAACCACCATTCGAGGATCGTGCTGCTTCAGCCCGCATCGGCGAAGGTACTTTCGTCTCATGGCCTACAACATCCGGTCGCGCTCGCGGTCGAGTTGAGAAGGTCACTTCTAGGGGTTCGGCGGCTTCCTCAGATGGTTACACAATGGAAGCAACAGACGACAACCCAGTCTTTCATGTTCGCGTCTATCGTGAGCAAGGCAACGGCTGGATTGCGAGCGATCAGGTCAATGTTCATCGCTCAAACTACTTGACCATCATCAAGCCACTCCCTTCACCACGAAAGGCTGATCAACCAATGATCGAAGAACGCAAGACAATGATTCGCAGCGCAGAGAAGATCACAATGGAAGCCGAGCTACGCGCTGTCGGCCAAGTTGATGAGAACTTCAAGATCGCTGGTTATGCCGCAACTTTCAACCAAGAAGCAACCGGATTGAACTTCCGCGAAATGATCGCCCCTGGCGCTTTCAGTCGCTCACTCTCAACCGATAACCCAGTTTTCTTGTTGGTCAATCACGACACAGATCAACTTCCCCTCGCTTCTACTCAGTCCGGAACCCTTCGCCTAGCCGAAGATGATCATGGACTTCGCATGGAAGCGGATTTAGACATGAAGAATCCTCGCGCTGCTGAGTTGGCTTCTGCCATCGAGCGCGGAGATGTCAACAAAATGTCATTCGCGTTCTCAGTTGGTCCAGACGGACAGACAAAGGAGAACGGACTACGCACACTCACCGACCTTGATCTCTATGAGGTTTCAGCGGTGACATGGCCAGCCTATAACTCAACCTCACTCGGCGCTCGCAGCGCGGATGAAGTTGCAGACCTCGAACTAGCGAAGCGCAAGTTGGCGCTCAAGTTCACTCAGCGTTCCCTACGCCAAAAGCGTAAGGGCTAAACCCTCGGCGCAACAGCCCCGACGGTCATTCACACCCCACTCACTAGAAAGGGTCAAAATGACTCTATCAGCAAAGCTCAAGGAGCAGCGCGACGCTCTTGTTGCCGAGGTTGAATCAACCATCGCAGCAGAAAACGTTGACGCAGACGCTCTTGCATCAGCTGAAGCAAAGCAAGATGAGGTTGCTTCACTTGATGAGCGCATTGCAAAGCAGGAAGCTGTAGAAGCTCGCACTGCTGCAATCGCAGAATCACGCAAGGAATCTAAGGTCCAGGTATTTGGATCAGCAACAGTAACTCGCGAAGCGATGACATACGACAAGAACGGCGAAAACTCTTTCGTCCGCGATATGATCGGCGCACAACTTCGCAACGACCAAGATTCTTGGTCACGTTTGCAACGCCACCAACAAGAAGTCGCAATCGAAACTCGTGACATCGGCCTAACAAACGGTACCGGTGGAGATTTCGTTCCACCAATCTGGTTGATCAACGAATACGCAGAGTTCGCTCGTGCTGCTCGTGTTACTGCTGACCTCGCTACCAAGATGGCTCTGCCAATGGGTACAGACAGCATCAACATCCCAGCAATCACTCTCGGTTCTAAGACTGCTTTCCAGAACCCAGACAACACAGCGACAACAATCCGCGACCTCGTTACTTCAACAGTAACAGCGCCGGTTCGTACAATCTCAGGTTATGAGAACGTATCGATCCAACTCGTTGAAATGTCTCCACTCTCAGGTGGCCTAGATCGTATGGTCTTCGGTGACTTGATGGCTGACTACGCGCTACAACTCAACACAGCAGTCCTCGGAAACGGCGACGGCACATCAGGCACACTTCGTGGCTTCATCAACCTTGGTGCAGACACAACAAACGGAATCCCTACAACATGGACTGAGACAACACCTTCTGCTGTCGGTGGCCTCAAGGCCTTCGCTGCTGGTATCAGCCAAGTTGTTCGTAACCGTTACAAGGATGTCGAGGCTATCGTTATGGCTCCGTCAACTTGGTACTGGTTGTCTTCACAGACAGACAGCGCTTCACGTCCATTGATCGTTCCTAAGGCTGCTGGTCCATTCAACGCTTCTGGCGTTGTTGACGCTCCAGGCGCTTCAAAGGGCCTCGTTGGAACAATTCATGGCGTTCCTGTCTATGTCGATGCAACAATGCCATTGACCTACGGTTCAAGCACAAACCAAGCTCCAGTCCTCATCGGTAAGTTCTCAGATTCTTACCTCTTTGAGTCTGGCGTTAAGACTCGCGTACTTCCAGACGTCCTCTCAGCGAACCTCACAGTTCGTTTCCAGGTCTACGGATACGCAGCACTCGCACACCGCTTCGCAAAGGCTGTCACAACAGTCAGCGGAACCGGTGCAGTAGCACCTTCAGGCTTCTAGTAGGCCTAGCCTTGGCGTTGATCCTGTCTTCGGATAGGATCAACGCTCCGGCGTTACACATTGGGGGAAAACATGGAATCTCTATTCCTCGAAGGGTTGAAGTCAGCCCGCGAGATCATTCAGAACAAAGGCATCGAGAAGCTCGATGAACTAATCCACGAACTTGACTTTGAAAAGCGCGAGCGCGAAAACGCTGCTGCGACTCCAGCGGGTGAAACCCGATGAAACTCAAAGACAAGGTCTGCATTGCAACCATTAACGATGGGAAAATCAACGCTCAATTAGCGATCGACCTTATTCACATCGCCCGTCAACGATTCGATCGTTTCGACTCTTATGTCCAGGTATCTAATTCCGGACTAATTACTCGCTCCCGAAATCTCCTTGTCAAGAATTACCTCGAGCAGACTGACGCTCCTTGGCTCTTGATGATGGATTCAGATGAGCGAATGACACTTGAAAATTTCGACAAACTTGTCGCTGCCGCTGACGCCGAAAAGCGTCCAGTCGTCTCAGCTCTGGTCTTTGCCGCGTTCTTCGATGATGAAGATATGCTCCGACCAGTCCCAACGATCTACAACGAATTCCCAGATCGCGGTTTGGTTGCTTTTGATGATTACCCAATCGATGAAGTCATCAAAGTCGATGCAACTGGTACAGGTTGCCTACTGATTCACCGAAGCGTTCTGCTCGAGATTCAATCTAAGACAACCGAGAATCAAGGTAAGGAATGGGCTTGGTTCATGGATGGACCAATCGCAGGTCGCTGGTTTGGTGAGGATTTGCTCTTTTCCAAGCGACTGGCTTCCCTTGGGATACCATTGCACGCACATACTGGCGCGATCCTCGCCCACAAAAAAAATTTCTGGCTAGACGAAAGACACCACACACCATTTCGCGAACACGCGATCAAGAACAAAGCGGCAGAGTAAGACGTTACCCCCTGGCGACCCTGCTCTGTCGCCCCTAAATCTAAGGAGTCAATGTGACAACTTCGTATCCAAACGGAATCGATAGCTTCATCGATCCACAGGCGACGGATACCCTTGACTCAAGCACAGTTCCACACCACGCTCAACACGCGAACGCCAACGATGCGATCCACGCCATTGAGTCAACGCTTGGAACCAACCCTCAGACGACCCACACAACGGTTGCAGGGCGTCTCACAGACATCGAAACCTCGATCACTAACATTTCCCTCACGCCTGGACCTACGGGCGCCACAGGTCCAACTGGACCCGTTGGAGCCACAGGTGGCACAGGTGGAACTGGCGGCACAGGTGCGACAGGTGGCACAGGTGCAACTGGTGGCGTTGGCGCAACCGGAGCAACTGGTCCAATCGGACAAACTGGTCCAACTGGATCGACTGGTCCAACAGGTCCCGTCGGTGTAACCGGAGCAACTGGTCCAACTGGAGCCACAGGCGCAACAGGTCCAATCGGACAGACTGGCGCAACTGGTCCATCAGGTTTGGCTGGCAATAAGTACCAGACCACATCGACGACTTCAGTCACTCTCCCAGTTTCAGGATCGCAAACAATCACGATCGGAACTGGCCTCAACTATTCCGTACAACAGTCAGTCATCGTTGCCAACACCACATCGGCTTACTTCGTCGGTGATGTCTCGAGCTACAACTCTGGAACTGGCTCTCTCGTTCTCAATGTCACCAAGACGCTAGGAACTGGCACATTCACATCCTGGACAGTCAACCTTGACGGTGCTGTCGGTGCTGTCGGTGCTACAGGTCCAGCAGGTGCGACTGGTGCAACTGGTCCCGCAGGTGTAACTGGCGCAACTGGCCCAATCGGTCAGACAGGACCAACGGGCGCGACTGGTGCGACAGGTCCAGCAGGTGTCACCGGAGCCACAGGTCCCGCAGGTGCTTCAGGCGCTAACGGAGCCAATGGCGCAACCGGAGCGACTGGTCCAACTGGTGCAACAGGTCCCGCAGGTGCTTCTGGTGCCGCTGGTGCTTCTGGCGCAGCTGGAGCCGCTGGTGCAACTGGAGCCACAGGTGCGACGGGTGCAACGGGAGCAACTGGTCCAACTGGAACTGGATACTCTGGCGTCGCTTCATTGACAAGTGTCACCATCGGCACAGGATCACAGACATTTACTTTGGCAGGTTCCTACCAAGGTGCCTTCATCGTCGGACAACGAATCCGCGCCATCTACCCAGTAACGCCAACGAACTGGATGGAAGGTGTCATCACTTCGATCAACTCAACCACTTTGGTTTTGAATGTTGATACGACAAGCGGCTCTGGCGCTCAATCAATTTGGAATTTTGCAGTCGCAGGATTAGTCGGCGCAACTGGCGCGACTGGTGCTTCAGGTTCTAACGGAGCCAACGGAGCAACTGGCGCAACCGGAGCCACAGGTCCAGCGGGTGCAACTGGAGCCACAGGTCCAGCCGGATCAAACGGCGCAGCCGGAGCAACCGGAGCAACTGGTCCCACAGGAGCCACAGGCCCAACCGGAGCAACCGGCGGCACAGGTGGAACTGGTGGAACTGGTGGAACTGGTGGAACTGGTGGAACCGGTGGCACAGGTGCATCCGGAGCAGCAGGTTCAAACGGAACTGTCGGCGCAACTGGCGCAACGGGTCCAACTGGTCCAACGGGTTCAGTCGGAGCGACAGGTGGAACCGGTGGAACTGGTGGAACTGGCGCAGCTGGAAGCAACGGAGCAGTCGGCGCAACCGGAGCCACAGGTCCAACTGGAGCAACTGGCTCAGTCGGAGCCACAGGTGCAACTGGAGCGACAGGACCTAGCGGATCGGTTTCCGTACAGACTTGGCGTTATACAGCAACCGGCGGCGAAACCTCATTGTCAGGAACCGACGGATTCTCAACCACTTTGGCTTACACAGTCGGCGCAGAGCAGGTCTACATCAACGGCGTTCAGCTCGTGCGTGGAACTGACTACACCGCTTCGACTGGCACATCGATCACCGGATTGACTGCCCTAGTTGCTGGCGACACCGCTGTCGTTCAGTCACCTAACAGCTTCGCGGTAGCCAACGCAATTCCTATCTCCCAATTCACAGCCAAGGGCGACATCCTGGTTGGAACCGGATCCGGAAGCGAAACCGCACTCAATGTCGGAGCTGACGGGTCAACACTCGTGGCAAACTCTTCTGCTGGTGGTGGGGTAAGTTGGACAAGTTATGGTTCACCCAATTTTGCAATAAACGGTGGCTTTGATGTTTGGCAACGCGGAACAAGCGTTACTCATATTGGGGCTGGTGGATATTTGGCTGACCGTTGGGGTGTTAACGGATACCAAGATTGCCGTATGCAGAGAATCGCTCTTGGCTATCAAAACGCAAACCTCAATCTTCCTTACGCAATTCGTTGCAGTTCTAGCACCACATCTGAAGTTTCAAGCGGAACAAGAATCCGACTCAATCAAACTATTGAAAGCGTCAATTCTTACCCTCTTGCTGGCAAAACAGTTACTCTTTCATTTTGGGTGCGTTTTTCGGCGGCTACTGTTTCAAGCAGCACCTCTACTCCTTTTGGAGATTGGGTTAGTGCTATTTGCTACTATACAAGCACAACAGATGGCCCAACTAGCAGCACAGGCGCAGATTCAACTTCAAGTTTAACTTTATCAAATGGTTCTTTGCCTACCACTTGGACAAAAGTTACATATACAGGAACTGTCCCAACGAATGTAAACAATGTTGGTTTGATGTTTGGTTTCTCTAATTTGGGAAATACTGCATCAGCAGACACGGTTTATTACGATATTGCTCAAGTTCAACTTGAAATTGGTTCAGTTGCTACCCCATTTCGCCGCGCTGGTGGCACACTTCAGGGGGAGTTAA